AGTTATTCTAAAAGAACTTGATAATGCAATTCAAATTATTGAAAAGGAAGTGAAATAATGATCCAGTGGCAGCAAGTATATATGATTATAGGGGCTATTATAGGAATCGTCGCCGATCTAATTTTGATTGGGTATACTAGAAAGCCGGTCTATATTGGTTATATTATATCGATAGTGTGGACTTTTTATGTTCTTTATTCTGCTGGATTTTATAAAGGATTACTATATTGAGCCACAAAATAATTTGCAACACGACAAAATATATTCTTCCATATAGACTTGGTGGTTTGTTGGTTTTAACAAATCATTGTCAAATTAGTTTGTCATGGTGGGAATTATTTCTTCTTAAGTTTAACCTAACTACTCTTGATAAAATAGATAAAAAACGTGTAGATTATATTAAGAAGAGGATAAATTATGCTTTTAACAGAATTAAATGAAAAAACATTTTTTCTATCTGGATATGATTTTAGTCAAGGGTATGCATCTGTAGTTTTAACCAAGAATGATCGTATGTTCCAAGTTAATTTCGAGGAATGGGCGGAAGATGGGTATCGTTCTTGGTTAAAAACGCCGGTTATTGAAAGGGTTGTGACAAATGTAGCTCCACAACATGTCATTAATCGGGAAGTTAGGGTAGTAGCGTATGCACCTTCTGATTTTACCGAATGTTCGGATGAGTTTAGAATATATGACATTCAGACAAGACAGTTATTGTTTGAAGCATATACAGATCATAATGATGCCTACTACCCTATTGCAATCATTCGGTTTCATCCTATAATTGAAAAGAAGCAGAAAAATAAATAATACAAAGGAGAACCAGATGAAACATGTCAAAAATCCAGTGGCGAAAGCTCTTAGGACCGCAAGATTTAGGCCCAAGGTGATTAAAATCAAAACTAAATATGACCGAAAAGTATTAAAAAAGGGGAGCATCACTGCTCCCCTTTCTGATTCTGTATATATCGTTCACCGTCTTGTTGGAATGGTGTAATCTATCTGGTCGCGGGAAGTTCTTTTTGTCGCGCCAGCAGGAGAATGTTTTTCTAGTTTACCGGCAATAACCATTCTCGAAAGGTTGGGTGACAATGTGCCGGTTTGTAGCTCAGTGACTTCTTGAATCTGCCGGAAAGTTGCTCTTTTCAACTTCATAAGAGCCTTCATAATTTTAACCTCAGCCGAGTCCAGTTGAATTGGTTCGGGCGTTGGCCCTGTAGTTGGTTCAGCTTTCGTTACCTCTTCGGTTTTGACTTCTTCTTCCTTCCAATCAAAACCTATTTTCTCTTTCAATCCCAAATCTTCCAACTCGGCCATTGCATTTAAGGCTTTGGCCTGATCCCGCCAAACCAACTTGTCTAGGTCGATCCGGCATGTCAAAATCATGGTCATATGCTACCTCCTATATTGATTCGGTATAGGGAGTGTAGCAGATTTTAGGGGTTTGTCAAGGTATAGTATATCAAGTATATACTCGTTACTGTGTAATGGCTTTTATGCGATTAGCATCCCCTATTTTACGTTTATGCTCGTCAGATAAAGTCTTTCCAAGATTAGCATCTCGTAATTTCTGTTTAGTTTCTTCACTCATTGGTCTAGAATTTTTACCAAGGTTAGATTCTCTAATTTTACGTTTATGTTCTTCACTCATTGGACCACGTTTGACGCCTATATGAGATTTACTCATGTTTACCCGTATTTCGTCTGATATAATTTTGCCCTTTTGTGATTCACTTATTCTTTGTTTAGTTTCATCTGAACGTGGACCACGTATTTTTCCAAGATTAGTATCTCGTAGTTTCTGTTTAGTTTCTTCACTCATGGGTTTAGAATTTTTACCTTTCATAGATTTACTCATTTTTTGTTTTGTTTCTTCACTGGTTATACGTTTTCGTCTCGCTTCAGATAGTTTCTTCTTATGTTCTTCAGAAAATTTTCTACCTTTTTGGTTTTTACTTTGTTTTTCTCTTAATTTTATAAAGTCATGTTCGTTTATATTACACCAACCATTATTTAAACTAAGATTATAGTATCTAACGGTAAGTTCTTCTGGTTTAATCATATTAAGATAATATTGCTCTGCTATAAATGTATCTTGTCTATTAATAATTTTACTTTTTATAATTCTTCTTTTAAAATCATGTGATCTTCTCTTTTTAGCTTCGCGCATCCATTTAGAAGAACAGATGTATCCATCATCAACAGTTCCCCAATGGCAACCAACATAATATCTCTTGTGTTTACGATCAAACCAGATATAAACAAAACCATATTTCTCTACCATAACTTCCTCCTAGTGATTTCCAGAAGTATTTATGGTAATTTTGTAGTGTATATTTCAAAAAGAATATAAATTTTTCATGGATTCATATGTCTGCCATTCGCCTTCAACAGCAAGCCTACCCGCACGTTCTTCCATTGTAAGATTTTCAAACTCGCTGGTGAAACCAAATGGCAGCATATATTCTGACATTTGTTCATCTGTCTGATCACGTAGTTTCATAAGTGTATTAATGTCTGAAAGTTCTCTGAAATATGACTGGTCGGATAACCATCCGAATAAACAGTTATGAACTAGTGTGTCTTCAGCAAAAAAATTGTGTGTGTTCTCTACCTCTATATCATATAATTTACTTTGATATTTTCTATTATTAGGAATATTTTTTACTTCTATAATTTTTAATATAGCAAATTCTAAAAAGGTATTGTTAAAGTTATATGAAGTAACATTACGGTATTCTTCTGGTAATTTATATTTCATTATATCGCAGAAGTAAGGAGCTACTAATGAAAAAAATGTTTTACTTGAAACTGTTCCTATACGTAATCTATATTGTTGCGTTTTTCTCCATTTATTTTCTTTCAAAGATACTATAGATGATTTAATATTAAAACGATGTTGTAGATGTTTCTGTAATAAAATGTGATCTTCGTAACTAAATGAATCTGTACATAATTCAACTGATGGATTAATACATTCTTTAGATATTTTATAATGTCCATCGTCCATATACCAAAAAGCTAGTGCCTTTTCATCAATAAAATTAATAATATTTTTTATTGTTTTAATTTCATTGGGATATAATAGTTCTCTTAATTCTCTAGTCTGTGTATTAGTAGGAAACGCAAGCGTATAAATTTCTTGTTTAAATAGTTCTCCACGGCGTTTGACAGTTCTATTTGACTGTGATAATGTTCCGGGTATAATATGGTTTATATGATTGATATATTCTTTTTGTTTTGGGCCATGGGCGGTAGTAAATTTTCCTTTTTTGGAAATACTACCGTCCCCTAATAATATTCCAATAGCGACGGACACTTGATCCTTGTTATATAAAGGATTTTCTTTTCCGTACACTGGATTTCTTATAGAATATTTGTCGCGCATATCTTTTGCTGCTGTATATTTTATTTCTTTTGGGTCAAAAATATCTTCAATATAAGCACATTCATGATCCGAAGTAGATATTAAAAATTTTCTATTTCTTCCATATGAATGTCTTAGTTGCACCCAATTTTTATCTATATTACGACGTGATAAATGATTTGTTATTTTATTCCATTCTACATTATTGTTTTTATTGATGGATAAAACTTTACCTGTATATTTATTATCTACAATCCATTTAATAGATTTATTTCCATCTTCAGTAACAACATTGGTTGTTCTGTGGAGACACAACCCCATTACCAAATCGTCAGTAGAGCCAGTTTCAGCTTCATAGGAGGCGTTCTTACGAGAAAACCGGGATAACTCAAAGATCGTATCAAAGTCATTTATAATTAGTTGGTTTTGCTCAATCAAAAGTTTTAACATTGAACATCCTACCGACTTTACCGCCTTAGTAGTTCTAATGCCTCTATCCTGAGAAGTCTGCGTTCCAAAACCGGATGATACAGTTTTTCCGCCACGCCCATTATTAACGGTATATATGATATTTTCATATTCAAAATCAAATAGAACAGCGGTAGACACCTGTTCGCCAATATCATTAATTTCAACAAGTACATAGGCATTATGATAAACTTTAGCCATATTATGAATGATGTTCGCATAGTCTAGTGGTGTAGTTATATTTGATCTAAATGTACATACTTGTTGATATGGCATTTCTGTAACGTCTATAATGGAAAAGGCAGAATAATCTAATCCTTTTCCACGCGAAACGTCAACAATCATGATATAAACATGGTTTTCTTCTGGTAGTATATACTGTTTAATACCCATTTTTTCTTGAATTGGGGTTTGTTGAACTAACTGTTTTAATTTCCAACCAGCAATAAGTGTTCCCGAACTACCCATGAATTCGCCCTCGAATTCTTGGTTAAACTTCTCAATATCATTATTAAGGGCTTTAAGAGTATCTTCTTTCCATTTTTGGTCCCTACCTGGAACATCAGACCAAATCGCCTCAATTCGGTTATAATTATTTCTACCCTCTTCAGAATCTTTCCAAATTTTATAAAAATGGTTTAAACCATTCGGAGTAGAAATCATAATAACTTTTGTATGTCTACCAGCAGAAATAGTAGGGTATACAGATGCGAAAAATTCATCAAAGTTTTCAATGAAGGCAGTTTCATCAAGAACTAGACAATGTAGGGTATATCCACGAATTGCATCAGACGAAGTTGCGGCGGCAATAACACGACAACCATTTTCTAATACAAAGGAATTTTTATTAAATTCCTTTACTCCCTGTTGAAGCCATTTCGGAAGATGTTGATATGCTAATTGAATTTTTCCTAAAATTTCTTTTGCAGTATCCCCTTTATTGGCGAGAAGACCTATAGTTTTTTCTTCATTAAAAATGATATAATGAAGAATAAATCCACGTACTGCTTC